ATGCTGCACCACCTGCAGATCCAGATCCAGTAATAATAACTTCAGGTGGTTGAGTGTACTCAAGATTTCTTACAAAAGAAGCATTAACAATACCTACTTTATAAACAGATCCACCAGTGGTCTCTGCTAGAATTTTAGAACTATCATAAGTTACACCATTGATCTGAACACCAGCACCAGTTGCATAACCAGCACCTCTATTGTTAACAATGAAGTGAGAAATTGTATTGTTCTTAGCAATCCTTACTGTATTATCATCTTCATCTCTGATAGATTCTCCTGGTAAGAAGTTACCAGATAAAGTCTTAACGAAGAGAATTCTGCCAGCAGAATAAACACCAGATGCTGTTCCTTCGACAACACCATATGCACCACTTTCTAAACCAAATACATACTTACCTTCATCGTATCCAGTAGGAGCAGTTTCTAGAATGATCTTGGTAAAGAACTGAGGATCAAAATATGATAATCCAAAGATAGAATTATATACTGATGTTCCACCTGCTAGACGACCTTTAGAAAGAATAACGTCAGAATCAGAATTGAAACCAGCACCTCTCTTTTTAAGGAAGAAGTTGTTTGGTTTTACTTTACCAATCAAAGGAGTAAATGTATTTCTGTAATCCTTTACTTCTGCCCAATATGACGTAACTGCACTAGTAGATTCTGCGTCAGTTCTGGAAATGTATAGTTTTCTAATTTTATCTGCAATACCATCATCATACTCAATCAAGAGTTGATCTAATTCATTCTTTTTACCTACAACAGTAATTTCAAGGAACTGTGTTGATTCATTAGTATCAATAGAAGGTCTGTTGATAGTAGCAAAAGATACAGCAGTTAGAGTTCCAACATCTGTAGCAGTTCCCTCTGCACTATAAGATCTGATATAGTATAGAGTTCCATACTTGCTCTCAAAGTTAGCATCTGTAATATCTGCTAGATTTGGTTGACCATTAAGACCGTTTACCTTAAGGGTAAGAGTTTTAATACCATCATCTGCTGTGAGGTTAAGTCCTCTTCTTACGATAGTTTGTCTGTGTTCTGTGGTTGCCTCAGTTCCATTTACACCAATAGATGCATCATTAAAAGATCCATAGAGAAACACATCAGGATATGCTGTTAATTCAGCACCTTCTTTGTTTAGAGGAACACTACCATATACGTTAGTAACATTAAGAGTAGGAAGTCTCTTTGATTTTACAGTTACATTTTCACTGGTTAGACTTTCTCTTGCTTTGTTAATTTCAAGATATTTGATTTCTTTGTTTACAATCTCATATCCTCTAACATATGCCTTACCAGGACCAATGCTAGCGATCATTTTTCTAGCAGCTACGCCTTGGTCATATCCATTATAGAGACCAAATTCATCTGCAGCGTAGATACCTCTGTTACCATCTTTCTGCGCCCACTCACGCATGTTGATGTCAAAGTTGGTGACAACATAATCACCACTCTCATCATATGTTCTGCGTGCTAGAGTTTGCTCTAGTACACTAAAATCTGTAGTGGTAATCTTTCTTTGTACAACACCTCTCTTAACAGTAAGGAGTTGAATAAAATTCTTATCAGTAATTGCATCTAGAGCAAACTCTTTCATCTCTAGACTGATCTGCAGTCTGTGAGCTCCAGGTGCAGTGTAGTTAGAACTGCCAATAGCATTATCATAAAGAGACGCATCAGTCTCAGGAGTTGCAATCGCTTCCTTAATTGTAAATCCTACTTTTGCAGATGGTTTGTCATAATACTCTTCGATAACGAGGAGTTGCTCATCATTACGAACAAAATAACCATTAACAAAATAGATACCTTCTTCTACCTTGACAGCAGAACCATAACCCATTGCTGGACTGTCAAGAGATGTTACTTCACCTGTGTCAGGATTAGTAACAGAAATACTAGTAGGAAGTACGCTACCATCTGTTCCAACAACTAGTAGAGGAGTGTTTACACCATCGACAACTTCTAATGTCTCACCTTGGCGGAATGTTGGTTCAGTGTTAGAGTTACCACTATTGAGATAACTTACAAATAATGTGTCTGCATTGGTTTCAGTTGCATTTCTCGTAGAGAGAACAGTTCCTAGAACACCAGAGGTTAGACCTCTTAACTGTTGACCTACCAACTGAGTAATGTCATACTTTTTATAAACAATATCGTCTCCCTCTGAGATAGCAACCTCTGAGACAGACGATAGTTTAACGTAATCTAATTTTGTGTTGAGACCTACCTCACCAGGAATTACCTGTTCACCCTGCTTAAAAGCATACTTTCCAAAACTCTCAATCTGGTTCTGGAGAATGGATTGAACTTGCGTTAGTTCCCTACCTTGAATAGAGTATCCAGGACGGAATAGAATCTTATAAAAATTCTTACTCGCGTCAAAGTCCTCGTAATAAGGATTTACATTTAGGTTAGTCTTCTGAGGCATCTTGCTCCGCCAAATACTAGTATCTAGTCCCTAGTATTTAGCGAAGTAATTAGAACTCAATAACTAGTTTGATATCTTCGATCTGGTCAGCAGCACGAGTGATCAGACGACGGTTCTCAACGTAGATAACGTCACCAGAGTTGTTCTCGACTTCTGGAGCAGCAAGACCACTAGAGAATGTTACGCCAAGTAGTGTAGAAGCATAAGAAGTATCTACGTTACCAGAAGCAGCGGAACTTTCTCCAGTAATTGCATTAGAACCATTGCTCTCGAATGCTCTTACTACACCTTGATCAGTGTGTGCATCGTTTGTTTGGATATACTTAAGTACACCAGCAGTTGTAGAACCACTATCCAAAGTCCAGGAAACAACTGTACCGTATGCAGTACCACCAGTTACAGTCTGAACAATCTTCTCGTCAGTGTTGTAATCTGCGGTAGCACCAGTAATCTTGATAGACTTTAGACCAGAGAGGGTATCTGCAGTAGCAAATGTTGTTGTACCCCACTCAAGTGGATCAGCAATAATACCAATACGACGGAAATCGTTATCAACAGGGAAGTCACCAGAACCTTCAGCGTAGGTTAGGCGAATGTTTGTCATTACGCGCTTACCGTTAAGTTCTGTTTCATGATCAGAACCATGACCGCCCTCGGGAGGTAGGATTGCTTCAATAGCACCAGTTGCACCAGAACCAGTCGCAACTGCGCTGCTTAGACCAGTGTCAGAGAAGAGGTTGCCATTACCAAGAAGAATATTAGCATAAGTGTAACCTGATCCTCTTGCTTGTACACTTGCAGAAGTGATTGTACCAGAACCGTTAGTTACTAGTTGTACTACACCACCAGTTCCGTCTCCTTTGATGCTTGTATAAAGGGTTTGGGAAGCAGGTAGACCAGCACCAGCATCTTCTACTAGTACAGCGTCGATAGCGCCTGCAACAGCAGCAGAAACAACACCAGTTCTAGATGCGTTAGCAGGAAGAACGATTGGCATGAAGTCGGAAGATAGGAACTTCAGAACATCATCAGTTGGGATGGTGTACATATACTTCCAGATGTAACCAGCACCAGTTGTCTCAGTATAGAGACCAGTTGCAGAATCATAGTTAGCACCTGCTACAGATGGTTCCTCAGTCGCGTTCTGTCCAGTAGCGTTAGAAGGATCCTCACCATTGTAGAGGCACTTAAATACTTCGTAAGAAGAGTTCATTACATAGAACTTAGCGTCAGCAATGCTGTTAGCGCCAGTTGCGGTTTGCTTACCAATTTGACCACCGCCACCAGGAGTAGCAGAGTAGTCAGGTTTCCACATGTCGTACTTAGGGTTAGCAACTAGGTCCCAGTTGTAACGACGGATAACAGTTCTTGCATAAGAATCAGTAATACGCTTTGCAGCGATTAGTTCGTCATACAGAGCAATCTTCTCAGACTGGTTGTCAAGAGGAAGAGGTGGAATGTTCTCGTCTGCATAACGATAAACGCCAGACTTAGCAGTAGCACCTGTGTCAGATCCACCAGCACCACCAGTACGGCACTTAAGGTCGGTTCCTAGAGCAGGAGCAGAGTTAATACCATTGCTGCCAAAAACGTCGGTTAGAAGGAGGGCACTATCATAAACTGCAGCAATCGTGGCACGGAAGGTGGTGGAACCGTATGTTCCTACATACACCTCGTTACCAACTGTAAATGCGGTTGCGTTCTTGGAGTAGATTTCAAGATATGCTCTCCAAGGTTGCGGACGACCCACAAAGAAGTACATTCTAGAACGCTCTGCGCTCGTATCAGTCGCGCCCTCTGTGAGGGATTCTAGGAATTGTTTCGCGTTAAAGATACGAAACTTATCAGAAATAATAGCAGCCATGGGTTTCTTTATCCGACGTTGTGATTTGTGCCTGAGTTATTTATATTTATAGCAATATTTAGGTAATTGTATGCGGAACCAACTGTTGTCCATTTGAAATGGTAGTTGGACCCTTAACATGTGTGCATCCAGTAAATGAATTGGATGTCTTACCAGTGTATTGTATAACTGATCCACCAGAGGTGAATACATATCCAGTTGTTGGGAACAATGTAGTATCTTGTACCTGAACAGTGGACGGAATTGTTCCAGAACTACTTGTTACAGCAACAGGGTTCTGGATGGATGGTGGTAGTAGATTGAAGTATGCACCAGCGATAGTGTAACTAGACTTAGCACGCTTAGTGAAGTCTTCAATTCTGAATGCAGGGAAATAAGTAGAGAACTCTAGGATAGAAAGACCAGAAGCATTGGCAACACCATCATCGAAGATGCCATCAAACATACTAATAGTATGTCCGACATTGGTTCTGGTATACTGTCCAATGTAACCAGTATCAACTCCAAACACGGAGTTTACAACCTGAACTTGTGTAGTATCTCTCTTGAGAACATAATATAGACCTTGTACATCAATTAGATCAACAGAAGAACCATCTCTCTTGATAACAGGATCTGTAATAAATGCAGTTTCCTCGTATCCATCGATAACTCCGCCAGGTGGAGGAGTAAGAACAACTTCCAATGCAGACTTGGTAATATCCAACTCTTCAGGAGCAGTTACTTGTCTTTCTACCTTTCTTTCAAATCCAGAATCTACAAATCCAGCAGATACCATCGTGACATCGCTTTCACTCTGGATCTCAAGTACACCACCGAATGCAACAGATACAAGTTCTGGGATCTGTCTAATGAAGGTTCCTGCTAACCATCCTTTCTCGGTTGTTCCTCTTTGTGCTCTATCAACTTTAATGAAACGATCATTTAGTTTCTTGCTGTAGAATACAACCTCATCTCCAATAAGTAAGAAACCATTAGGATCAAACTTAGTGGTGTCTGGGATGTATACAACTGTCTCACCAGGAGCAAGGTCAACCTGTAAGTAAGCAGCAGTCTCAAAGAAGTTGACATTAGACAACGCATCATTAGGAATTAGATTCTCAATAGTGGTTGTGATTGCCTTACTTACTGTCGAGATAGAATTGACAGTAACGATGTCTTGTACTTCAGCAGATACAACTGTTGCATTGTGGAATGTGTCAATTAATGGAACATTAGCAGCAGATGTCTCCTGCCAAGACTTAACTTCAATAACATCTCTCTGAGGATCTAATTGTCCACCAATAGAGAATACTTCAATTTCATCTGGTGTGAATACTCTCTCAATATCAATCTCAGAAGTTGGAATACCAAGAGATACACTAGATCCAGAAGAAATACCAGTAAGACCAGCGTCACTAATCTCACTAATGAAGGAAATGGCATTCATACCAAATCCTTGTACTTGAGTGTTAAGATTTAGTGTAACAAGTGATACACCAATGTCTCTTTCACTTAAGATGTCAAATCTTCTAGAAACAATTACCTGTGGTGCTTCGGTATATCCAGAACCACCATCAATCAAGTCTACACTAATGACTTGACCTTTTGCTACTAGTACATTTGCTCTAGCACCACCACCATTACCATTCTTAGGAATGAACTTAAGAACAGGTGGTGTATAATATTGATATGCAGTAGGTTGTGTAAGAGGATCGTAACTACGTTGGTTCCAGGTTAGCGATACGACAGAACCATTCTCAATAGTGGCAACTACAGCAAGACCTTCACCTCTAGTAATACCAGTATAAGTCTCAATTGAGACTGCTCCATAGATATCATCTGTTAGTTGCTCTCCAGGTCTACCATCTTTACTTGTAGCAGTTTGTGGTAGTCTCTTGATCTTTCTAAATCCTTCTTCTCCCTCAACACGGATTTGATCTCCGCTGGAGAGTGACAAGAATGGACTTCTATAAGTCTTACCTAAGAAAGTACCAGACCAAAGAGCATTATCATCCTCAAGAACTTTTCTTCCTAATTCATCTGTCTTATAGACAAGATTTATATTTGTATAATTGGCAGCAGCAACAACGAAAGTTCTGTTATAGTATCCTTTTACACCAAATACAAGATCGAGAGTTTCGTCAATACTAGCATTTTGAGACTTTAGATCCCATGCTAAAGTATTGCCAGAAGCAAACAAGTTAGATACTTCACCAATGACATTAAATGTGCCGTCTGCTTTTACTTGCCATACATGAATAGGTGAACCAATCTTATCTCCCATCCAAGAATAAGTTTGATATGGAGAGAGTATAGAACTATCAAAATCTATTTCAAGTCTTGCTCTAGCAAAATATGTGTCTGGAGCATAGTCATAGATGTTGAGAATTTGACCTACGTCTCTACCATAGAGGTAGCGCATGTCAATCTTAACTTCTGGTTGAATAGGAACATTAAAGAAAATGTTTGGACCAGAGATTGTATATGACTGTCTTTCACCTTTCTGTTGTAATACACCATCGAGGAAGACATATAAGTTGTCTTCACTTTCAATATTTTGTACAGTATTGTCTTCTACATCCAAAATTAGGAACGGACCAGTTCTTACACCATTGACTAGAGCATAATCAATAGTAAGTCTCTTATAGTTACCAACACCAATACCAACAACTTTTTCTACAGCAGTTGGTTCGCCAATAGACTTAGCACCTAGGTCTTGATCCCAAATAGGAGCAACATCAAACTTAATCAAGTTTGGAATTACACTTCTATCAATGAAGTATGCATCAAAGAGTGGATAATTTTCTGTATACTTAGGTCTCTGTAATACTGCATTGATAGTAAGGAAAAGATTTTCATCTTCCTCAAGTTTTACAGGACTACCATTATCCCAATACAATTCAAAATCTTTGGTTTCTCCGTCAATAAAATCAGGTAGAGATCTTGTTACGTCTTCTTGTTCTAAAATGTCTCTAACATTTGCAAACAAAGAATCTGTTGCAGAAACAACATCATCACACTCACCTACTGGTAGAATTGGATCTCCAATAATATGAATATTACTGTATGTTAGTTTTGCTGCCCAGTTTCCTGGTCTGTTTAAGTTTTGCTTAGTTTCAACAACATAACCAGGACCATATCTCATAATATCTTTACTGATGCTAGAGAAAGTCATGAGAGAACTTTCAACATCTGCACACAATGGCGTTAGATTATCAATTAGAACATCAGGATCAGTAACTTGACCTAAGTTTCTCATTGCCAAGATCATTTGATCTCTAGCATAGTCAAAAATTAGATCCATACCATCGAGACTGTTAATACCACCATCAGTAGTAATCTTACGGATTTCTCCATCAGGATATCCAGTCTCAACCCAGAAATCTAGTCTTGTGTTTTGAACTAGTCTTTGGTTACCACCATATCTTAGGTGATACACAATATCATCAATTTGTCTTCCAATAAGTTTTTCGCAAAGTGCAGCACTTACTGCAGTATTGACATTAGCAGCACGATAACTTTCTGTAGCACTAATAATAAATGATCTATTGAGATTAATTAGTGTTCCAGCATCATAGAACGTTCCGTTGTTTAGATTGCTCCAAGAGAACGTTGCTTGGTCTGTACCAGAGAAAGATACACCAACACTAACTGTTTGTCCAGGTGGAACAGAGAATGTATTACCAGGAGCAACAGATGCTGTACTGGTTGGTAGAACTCCAGTGGTTCCACCTCCAGACAATGGAGTGTTACCTGCAGGAACACCACCGCCACCAGCAGAGTTTGCTAGAGCAGCACGACTGAGAGTAATTTGTGTATCACTATCGATAGAAACAACTTTAGTTCCTTCTGGATATGCTCTACCAGAACTTACATACATGCCAATAGCAATGTTGTCAGTGCTGCTGACATTCATTACTGTAGAACCTTGGATGTATGTGATATTTACATCAATGTAATCCCAGTTTCTGATAGCAAGTTTTGCTAGTCTAGTAGCATAAGAGAAAATATCAGTAGAAGCAGATCTATTGTTTTGAATATACAGATATTCGCTATCTGAATTGAAGATAGATGTATAATCAATCGTCTTGATATTTCCACCAAAACGAAGATCATGATCATATGCTTCTAAGATAGATCTAATGTTTCTTTGATAATCATCAGTCTTAGTTGCCCAATCTAGGGATGGATGAGTTGCTCTTGCATAACCAAGAGTTTCATCAATAATAAAGTCGGTATTTCTTTCAATTTGATTTGCAGCATCAATCCATCTACCATTACGCTGGTAAATATTTTTTAATTTTCTAAAGTGTTTATCGTTGTATTGGTTATCCTTAAATGCAACGTACTTGGCATAGAAGTTAACACCACCATACTTAGTGACATCAGTTGTTCCTTCACCAGTCTGCTTTTGATTTGCTCCTAGTGGTGGAGCAGAGAATGTAATTTGACTACCAGAAACAGTGTATGAAACACCAGGATCTTGTAGTACACCATCTAAAGTAACAATCAAATTTTTCTCATCATATGGAGTAAACACTGTATCTGTGTTTACATTCCTAAGATCAAATGTTGTCTTTCCTTGTAATCTTCCATCTCCATCATAGTATCCAGTAAATGGATTTTTAAAATACCATGGTTTAGGAAGTTGTGGTGCTGGTGGATTGGTAACATCATCATAATAACCAGGAGTGTTATTGAAAATCCTAACCTCAAAGGCAAGCATTTCATTAAACAGGAATTCACTTGCAGCAGCAGATCCTTGTGCTTTACGAATTCTTTGGTTCTCTACTTTCTGTAGAGTTTGAGTTACAACTCTGGTTGTGTTCTCAACAGTAATTCTATTCTTTTCAGGATCCCATAGTTGTAAGATAGTAAAATGATCTGCCTTTGGCATTTCTGCTGGCATTTCAGTTGTAGCAGTTGCTTCAATATCTACTTGTCCAAATAACTGGAAACCAGCAGGGTGAGTAGTAGACTTGATTAGTTCACGCCATTGATCAATTGGTGTTTTAGACTTAACAACGTAAGAGTAATCTTGATAGAAATAACTATCTAATACTTTCTGATTAGATACACCTAAACGTCCTCTATCAGACTTGAAGTATCCAATATTGTCATAGAAAGAAGCAATATCCTCACTGAACGTAGTAACATAAACTTTGCGAACTGTGCCACGAGCATTTGGACCAGCACCTCTAATTTCTACATTCTCTCTAACAATACCAGTTACACTTCTAAGTTTTAGTAGATTAGATCCTTTTCTCCATTCAGTTACAGTTGCTCTGAATACTTCTACACCATTAACAGTTTGTGTAACAAGCTCACCTTTTCTATATGATGTGTTATTGTTCTTTGCAACAGTGACAATATAGTTGGATGAAAATGTAGAAGATACTGTTTTATCTAAGTGGAAAGAACCACCATTGTTAGTAATAGAAATACTTCTAGGAATACCAATTGTTGTACTATCTACATATGCCTCAACATCTCCCTCAACAATTGCTACTTCAGGAGTAAATGTATATCCTCTACCAGGATTGTCTACAACAATAGAGAAGATCTCACCATTTCTAACAACAACTTTGAAAGTTGCATTTACACCATCACCATTAGTAATGATTACTTTTGGGTTTGAATAATTTGATCCTTTGTTGGTTACATCAATACCGACGATAGTTTGAGATGCTTGATCAAATAGAACAGTTGCAGTTGCTCTAAACTTTTCATTAGGATCAACGCCATCAATGACTGGAACTTTCTTATAATTTAATCCAAGGTTCGTGATTGCATAACTGTTAATCTCACCAACAGCGAACTGACCAGTAGTAGTATAAGAAATGGATCCAGAACCATCCCAAAGAGGCTCACTATCAATATCATAAACAAAACGAGTTGATGTAACATAGTTAACTGTCTTGACACCTTGTAGTGGATCTGTTATAATTCTAAGAGACTTGCCCTCGGCATTTACAATGCCTTTATTATCAAAATAGTAGAAGTTGGTGAAGTCTGTGCCTACCTTCTTACTATAGTTGTTGGATGCTAATCTAGCACCAAAACCAAACTTGACATCAGTGAAAGCGCCAGGGTTTCCTGGTAGAACTGTCGAGGCAGTCTTTTCTAATGTTTTTAAATTATAACTCTTACTAGGAGACATATCAAAGTAAGTCCCAGTGAGAGAAGAGTGAGACGTGTCAAACGTATACTTGTAAAACTCCTGTACATTGATATCTGGATTAGGAGTGAATGTAGTATTGTCTTCAGAGAATTCAAACTTATAGATTAGAGAACCAACAGAATCAATACTTACTAGTCTATCTTGAGAACTAACATCAAAGAAACTAGAACTAGGAGTTAGTTCGTTTGCTGTAGAAATCTCAGTTGCATAATCATAGAAAATAACAATCGATTGTGTTTCTCTATCATATGACTGAATATATCCAGAATATGCACCAGTAAAGATCTGTTGATTAGCAGAGAAATTATATTTTGGTTTGTATAGAGTAACAGGTTGATCATTATAATGGTCAATATCAGATGTTCCCTCTCTGCCTCTAATAACAGTGAGAACTTGTCCACTAATAGAAGAAATTTCTAGAACTTCACTACCAATAGAGATAAGATCACCATCAGCATACCTTGTGCTGTCCTTTACAGTAACTTGTGTTTGACCAGCAGCAAAACCAACGTGATCTACAAATACAACTAACCTTTGTGTGCTTTGTGATGCACCAGATCTTACCAGATCCTCATCAGCAACAGCAAGGTAATCACCTTTAGCATATCCAGATCCCGCATTCTGTAATTGTACACTGGATACAATGCCAGCATCAGATACTGTGATGGATGCTGTAGCACCTGTGCCTGATCCACCAGTTAATGCAATATTATTATATGTACCAGCAGTATAATCTGCACCACCATTCAAGATCTCAAATCTACCAATACCAGTAAAGTCAATGGTAGAGTTTGCTTCTGGTGCAAGAAGATTTGCTGTTTGATAAATTCTTTTTCTTACATAGTAAGTTTTATTTTTAGTAGCATCGTCTGGATTGATATCAACATCTACTTTATCACCAATTCCAAGACCATGTGCTGTAGTTGTCTCAACCAGAGCAACACTTTGATTAACTTCAAATGGTTCTAAGTTATCACTTAACGAAGTAAGTACAATAATTCTAGAACCGATGGTATCAAATAGATTGCTAGACTGTAAGAAGAAATCATCGTCAACTCCCCATGTTCCACCAGTAACCTTGATCTTGACTACATTCTGCTTGTTTGTTCCTTCTAGAATTTCAGCAGTTGTAGTAGATGGATCAATACCATTTGTTAGAGTTACAGTAGCACCTTCTGTATAAGAACTATCCTGATCCAAGAGAAGAGAGAATGTCTTAATGTCAGCAGAGAATGTACCAGTAGTATCAAACGTTCCATTGACATTCTTAAGAACAATGGTATTGTCACTACGAACTGTACCGACAATTTCACCAAAAGCACCAGAAGATGGTTGTCTTAATGTATCGTTCTCAAATAGATATGCAGTCTGAATTGTAGTTAACTTAACTACTTTAGTTTCTTTACTTTGCAGATAATCAACAACTTTACCTTTTACTGAAGAAACGTTTGCTTCTGCTTCGCTACCTTCTGTACCTAGGTTGTTAAAATATACTTTATTATTAACAGAGAAATTGTTTGATGATGCAATACTCTCAATGGCATCAATAGTTCCTGATGTTACATCAGAAATACTACCAATAAATCCTTCACCATTCCTAGGCATACCAGGAATGTAGTAACGCTTAGCATTCTTAGGAACATCATTTTGATTGATGTTAGAATTGTAATTACTATCTACTGGCAGTGAGTAGAAATTAGCACCTAGAATGTATGGGAATTGCGGTACTTGATTGCTATCAATAGTAAGGAAATAAGCATAAGTTCCTTTCGGAAATTCTGGGGTAATACAAAATCGTCCATTGTTTTCGTCTAATGACCCGCTCTTATGAGTGTAAGTGTAATCATTGACAAAAGAACCAAGGGGATACGTGCTTACATTTGGACCGTTGCTACGGGTGTTGTTCAGTCCATAACTAGAAGTCATCCTCACTATGGGGGATGAAACATCTAGTGGATTTTCATGACCGAATGGACCATAGATTGGATTACCATCATAAGCAAACCCTAGGATAGGTGAATGAGTTTTGTTTGCAGGTTCAGTCCCTGCGCTGTTGATATTATCGCTTAGAGCAACTCGTAGTGCTTTTGGATTAGCAACATAACCATAACCATGCTCTAGAACATTATTATAATTTGGGAAGACATAACCATTTTCGGTATCAAGATTAGTTCCAATCTTTGCATACCTATTGAAATTCCATTCCTTAAGTAAAGGATTTGCAGATGCACCTTCACCAACTGGAATAATGTCTACCTTAACAGTATTTTGATTGTAGAAGTTACCCTCATCTACAGTTTCAAAACCAGTTAGTTCACCTTGTGCATTAACAATAGATGTAAAACTAGCAAAACGTCCTCTACCCGCCATGTCAGTAATTCTGACAACAGGTGGTGTAGAGTAGTATTCACCAGGATTATCAATCTGTAGAGATGTTACCTTGCCACCAGTGACTACTGCACGAACTACTGCTCCTCTACCAGAGGTAATTTCAATGGTTGGTGTTTTAGGGAAAATAGTTGTAGTGTTAACAATAATACGTTCTACAACTTGACCAGCAAGAACTGCAATCGCTTTGCTAGGAACTTGATCAACTAGAACAAATGGAGGATCATTATATCCTCTACCTTGTGTGTCAACCTTAATTTCTTCTAATACACCATAACGAATACTTTCTGCGTCTCTATAACTATATCCTCTTACACCATTAAGGAAAATAGAAGTATCTGCTTTTGGTGTTTGATATCTTTCGGTAGATGTAGTTGCTTCTTTTCTGATCAAACGTAGAATGTTTTGATCTAGCAACGTATCACTTACTAAAGATCCATCTAAGATTTTATGTGATGGATATCCAGAAGACGTGATATAATAATATTGATCATCTTCATGGATAGATGTTACGTTAGTTGTTACTTCATTTAGAGAAGTGGCAACTGCAGGTAGTGTAGGAATGTTTACGGAAGAACCATTATCTAACAACCAACGTGTCTGATTGGTTGTAATGTCAATAATTTTTGGATCTGCTGTTTCAAAACCAGGATTGGATACTAAGATTTGATCACCAACAGAAGAATATGGTTGAGTATCAAGAGTTTCTAGGTTGTATACAATACCAAGGACTAGCATTGTAACGCCAGAACCAGTAACGGTTACTGGTTTGTATACTTCAGTACCAGAAGGATATGTTAGTGCGCTAGATGGTTGTCTATTTTTGATAATAAACTGAGTTGCGTTCTTCTGATCAAACTCAATAGTCTCGTCACCAATTAGAATAGATCCTTTCTTACCCCAACCATTTGTTGAGAATACATTAATTCTATTCCCCGAAGTCGCAGTCCCTGACAGGGATCTCGCGAGTTTAGTTTTTGTAGATACAAAGAAATCACCGTTGACAGTCTCAGGAGCAAGAATGATGTTATAGATTTGCTCACCGTCTCTAGTGCCATCTGCTTGTACATTATCTACAGTAGCAGATGCAAAACCATATTCAGTCGTCTCTGCCTGAATAACTGGTTTACCAATCAGTAATTTAGGATCGCCACTAACAATCTTACATTTTAGGGCATAATTGCTGATCCAATCAGCATTAGAAGACTTATATGTAAAATCTCTTGGTTTATAAGTCTCTGGTTTATCTCCATCAGTAGATACAATAGTATTGAAGATAAACTGAATAGAACTCTTAGTTCCTTTTGACTTGTAGAACTTCTGAATGTTCTTAATAAGGGTTCTCTTGTCTACTTCACCTCTGAGATACTTCTCAGGGAAAGAACCTAGGTATTGCTTTTCAAAGTTCTTGACTAGTGCATACAGGAATAGGTTACTTACATTGTAAACCTTTTGTCCTGCAACGTGCGCTGCGGCATCTGTACTAGTAAAATTGCTTGCTTCATATAAGTCACCAAGAGATGTGTTGCCACTAACACCGCGAGAGCATTCTTGGAACTCAGTGTCTGTCCTGGTAGCATAGAAGATGATCTCATCATCAATGCGGATGTATCCGTTCTTCTTTGGGAAGGATTGTGCATCTGTAACAGTGATTGTAGTATCGCTGTTAGTAATTGCCCCTGCTAGAACATCGTGCTGCTTGAGAATACTCTTCTCGTAGAAATCGATGTCGGCATACTTCTGAATGTTATTAATAACATCCAAAGTGCCACCTTGCACCTCCTGTGCTTCGTAATACTTCTGAACGAACTTACTAAACAGTTCGTATTCATCAGAAATAAAAGCAGGAAGCTGCGTCTCGATCAGAGTGGAAATTCTCTTAGTCTTTACAGCAGGCATTTACTTTACTCTTTGTATGCAGTGAACGAAGAATTCGCAACGTCAACGTCAAGATAAACCTCACGGAGTGCCTTGATATCATTAGAAAGGGGTTTTACTCTAACAGAAATGCGATTATCAAAGAAACTACCCTTAATGATTGTAAGGGCATACATTTTCAGTTCACCATTTACATAATCAATATCGCCAATATCGCTGTCGAGGACAACTTTTTCACCAGTTACGGTATCTAGTCTATATAGGACAATTTTGCCTGCCCTGTCTTCGACATACACATCGAAATTAGGATATTCAGTAACCCTAAAACCAGTAGATGATAGAACAGGATCGTCGCAGTCAGTGTCGAACGTATTTTGGAAACAAATTTCATAATAGGATGTAGAGTTTAGCAGAGGAATGAAATCTTTCCTCATTGTAACAGATGTTAAGTTAGAATTGATAGCACGGTCTGCATCATCGATTACAGCAACCGCTTTACTATATCTGAACTTACCATTAAACCTTTCAGTATCACTTGTATCAAGATAAGACTGCACTGAACCAATTACAGTGTCTCTGATCATTGCAGGTGTCGCATCAGTCTTAGTTCTGTCGTAGTAGATCTTACTAGACAATTCAACATATAGAATTGAAGGATCAACTAGTACAGGTTCTACAGATGCTACTGCATACTTCTTCAATTCAGTGACAATATTGTTCTTTGTCAGTGAAGTGAGGTAACTTGCATCCTTTGGTTTCAATGCAATGAATACTTTGCCATACTCAGGTGGAACTTGGTCCTCTCCACCAAAGATGATGATATCGCTAGTTGCTGGATATACTTTACGGACAATTGTCTCATAGTCCTGAGCGGTTACAGCACGGTCCTGTGTGCCGTATGCCTTAGGAGCGGTATATTTGATCTTAGCAGTGCTTTCGATCTCTTCTCCGCCCGCTGCAGCGACAGTAGAGGTCACTGAGATGTCAGCGTTGGGTGTAACACCATTGACATTCTCTAATACACCAGCAAATGAGAAAGTTCTAACACCATTGCTCTCTGGACCAGAGGTTGTTAGGTATGAGACTTCAATTCTTGCACCAGTATCAAGTTTCTTTCCTAGGACGCCATCTCCCAAAAGAATTTCATATCTTTCGTCTTCAATCTCGTCAATGAAGAATACTTCTGATGTGCCGTCTACACCTAAAATGTTATCTGCTACAAGATAAGGTTTACTAATACCACTACCAGTAGGGAATACCTTTACTCGGATAGTGTTTGTGTCAATATTGCGGTTATCAAGAATAAATCGCTGTGTCTTGAGTGCAGTATTAACAATAAACGTATTTGTTAGTAATGTACCCTCTTGAATAGGTACATCAGTGAATGTTGCAACGTTATTGACAACCTGTCCCTTTGCATCATCAGTAACAACGTACTGATAGACATTGTTGTCATAAGTTGAGATAAATCCTGTTCCCTTTTTCAAGAACAACTCAGTATCAGTTGTAGCGTTCTGATAAGTTGCAGTAAAAGAGATATATGCTGTTGGAGATGTAGCACTCTTGGGTCTGTACCCTAATTGCTTCGCTAGTGCTACTACGTTGTCCCTCAGCGTGGCGCTATCAATGAATAGTTCATTGACTACCATGTTTGTATTGAACGCCGTATAATAGGTGTTATACGCTAGTACGTCAATGAGGTTGGATAATGCACTTCCCTCAAAGTCGTAGTCAGTAAATTCCGACTGTGCTCTAAGATAATCTTTCAGAGCTACCTTGATATCATCAAAGTCTAAATTTGCAACTTGAGTGTACGGCATTTATCGAGTTCTCTCTAAAAAGAATTCTACAGACTGTGGCAAATCATCACGTCCAACAATAGTGTAGTAAAGTTCTACACTATATCCGTCACTATCAAAATTTGGTTCACATAGAATATCATCAACAGAGATACGTGGTTCATATCTCATCAAAGTTTCTTTTATCGTACTCTTTACTATAGTAGCAGTACCATAATCTAGTGGTTCAAATAATGTTTTTGCTAGATCTGTTCCTAACTCAGGTTGAAACAGTCTTTCTCCCTTCTTTGTAAGAAGTAAGGCAGTGATCGCTTGTACGATAGCTGCCTTATCCTTCACCGTTACCAAATCGTCGGTAACAGGATGCTTCTTGAATGTAACACTCAGATCTTTAAATGTCTGAAAGGAAGGCATTTAGACACAGCTATAGGCTGTTTCTATTTATCACTTCCCACAGAATCCGTCCGCCCACTCTTCTTGATTGTCGAAGAAACCATCGTTCTCTTCGTTCTTCATCTTCGACGCCTTCTTTAGGTAACGCTCACTATCAATTTCCGTAATGAGTGTCATGCCAGACTTCTTAAAGTCTTCACTCTTGTCCACTCGTTTGTCCATTGTTGGTCTCCGTCCGTAGTTTTCGTTCAGCATTAGTTTCCCAAAAATAATCATCAGTGTCACCTAAACGTCCCCAGTCCGTTCCTGCTTCAACTTGATACTCAATGGTACTTACCTTGAAATCAGGTGTCTTGGGTTCTTCAGGCGTAATAGAGAGGTCATACAGACGCATCCTATTATTAGGATACAATGCAAACTGACCATTCTCTAACGCAATACAATTATGTGACTTGTGCTCTTGAGGCACTTCACTTACATTATTATCTATCACATCGATGTTCGCATGATAGTTATCTAACGTAAACAAGTATTGACCTCGTAACAATCCATGGTCTCTCGTTCGCACTTCGCAATCCATAGAGGATACGAACCCCTTATTGATCGCCATCACTCCATAATCCATACAGTTCCAGAATTGTAGATTTTCTAGAGACATATCGGGCGTCGGTGTTTTCGGCGCTCGGGTAAATGCAGATATCGGAAGTTTATCATACATCGCTCCATATTCTGGAAGATACGTTTCAAAATAAAAAGCGCGTCCAGGTATACTCTTACAAGCAACCCAGACACCCTCTACAAACTCTCCATGACCATCTTGATGATCTCGGAGATATTCCCGTCTAACCCATACCTTCTCACCTGGAAGATTACAAATTAAGTTCATATCAACTCAACCCATCCTGTGATGATCATTTTCTCATTCTCCATATCAATACGTGAACGATGAGTGTACATCCACTCTGCTGGCCAAATAACAGTCTTCCCTACCTGTGCTGGGATGT